TCAAGGCCGAAGGGCCATAGCAAGATTCGTCGAGCGAGTCGAGAACCTAAGATGAGCAGGCCGGACATCGACAATACGGCCAAGGGCATCCTCGATTCCTTGAACGGTGTTGCTTACATCGACGATGGGCAGGTCTACCGACTGACCGTCGAGAAGTGGTACGTTGGGCCAGAGGATCAGGTCGGCACATGGATCGAGGTGGTACAATAATGGAACGCAAAAACATTTCCCAGCCCGATGAAGCTTGGGCGGCATGGGACAAAGCAGCGGCGAAACTCGACATGACTCTAAGCCAACTGATTTTCGAGGCTATGAACGAGCATTTAGGGCTCTTTCTGACGCGCAAGATCAAGAAGCGACCAAAGACAGCAAAGGCGGCTCGGAAGCGTCTAAAGCGAATTTAGAGCCGTTGCTTGCAATTTCAGCGGGTCAAGCCTAAAATGCGGGAAAGGAGTCAGAATTATGGAAAGTCTTTTCAAGTCCAAACGGTTTTGGGTATCGCTGGCAGCCGTTGCTGTCGTCGTCCTTAAGGACAAGGTTCCCTTGACTGAGGATCAAATACAGATCCTGGTTTACGCCGTTGGAGCGTGGGTGGTAGGTGAGTCGATTCGTCCAGTGGATCCAAAGCCGGAGGTGACCAAGTGATTTTACTTGAGCGATTGAAGGAGCTCGGCAAGAAGCATGAAGGCGACTTTGCCCAAGCCTACGCCGAAGCAGACGGCAACACTCGGACGGCTCGCAGGATTCTTCGGCACAAACTCAAAAGTGTTTACGGATTTGATCCGGCGACGATGGCGATGATTTTCGCGTTGATTCAACTGGCCTTCAAAGTCTGGAAGTGGGCCGAGGATAACGGCTACCTCTCGTCCTACAATCCTGCGGACGTGCCAATGGGATATCTTCTTCAGGTCGCTTACGATGCTGGAGAATTCGGCGACGATGACGATCAAGACTAAGCCCTCGGGAACCCGATCTTTTCCGATACCCTTAGCGTCGGTGAGTTCCCTGGGGCAAAAAACAAGGATGGATGATGGCTGACGAAAAGAAAAAAGAAAACTGGTTGCCTTGGATTGTCGCGGCGTTGGCGGTCTTTGCGATGTTGCGGAACCAGCAACCGTCGGACAAGCCACAACCGAAGGATCTCAAGGCGGTCGTCTCTCAGACGCTACCATCGATCCGATCGGCCTACAAGCAGGCTTTCTTGGAAGCAGCATCGAAGATTGAATCTGGCGAGATTAAAGATCAAGAAGCTTGGACGAAATTCATTGCCGACAACGCAGGGGCCAAACAACGGGAAGCACTCGATCGAGTCTATGAGGCCATTGACAAACTCGATTTGCCTGCAAGCTTCGCCGGTAAGGAATCTGAGATCGCCAAGGTCAATCGTGAAATCGCGGGGGCTTGGTAATGAGTGATTTTTTCACAGGCTATGACCCAACCATTGAAAATCGAGACGCGATCATCGCAGGCTCGACTCAGATCGAGTTTACGATGCGAGACTTCGCGGCTCCCGAGGAAATCGACCCTCGGCCAATGATGCGACATGACAAGCAAGGCAACATGGGATCATGCCAAGGCTTTTCGCTTACCAATGCTTGCGAATACGTTTGGTCGTTGGTTCATGGATCGTTTAGCGTTGATCGTCAGTTGTCGCAATTGTTTGCGTATCTTGAGTCACAAAGACAAAGCCAAGGTCTACTCGGTCGCGACGCAGGATCCACCATCGAAGCAGGCTTGAAGGTCGCAACGTCGATCGGGATGCTTCCCGAGAAAGACCTACCATACTCAACGCCATATCCATCGAACGCTCGGACGCTGATTACCGATGACATGAGGATGAAGGCTTTTCCGTATCGCATCGGGTCGCATACTTGGCTAGATTCGTATGATGCCATCTTTCGATACTTGGCAAGCGGTGTAGGTGCAGTTCATACCGGGACGCTTTGGAATGACTCGTTCTACGCTCGCAACGGGGTGCTTGAATCGGTCAGTCTTCGCGGCGGTGGCGGTCATGCTACGGCGTGGCTAGGGTACAGCAAACGCAAAGACAGCAAGAACCGCAACTATATTTGGAGACTCAACAGCCATAACGATTCTTGGACTGAGATTGCTCCAAGCGTGATTGATGCTCTCTGTCGGCATCAGTGGACATCGATTGTCGGCGTGTCGGATCTTTCAACGCCAGGGCCACGCAAAGTATCCTGGATGCAGTCGAGGCCATTGGGATGAGCAATCTAATCGAGCATTACCCAGAGCCTTTAACATGCATGAGGCTTGATCCTATGACTTCCCAAGAGTTGTTTTATGCAACCAGAACAGTCTACCTAACCGAGTGGCCTAAAGGTGATTCGTTTTCGAGTGCCTTCACAACGGTATGTCGAAAGTCCACTTTTGCATTTTGCGATGCTCGGATTGCTATTGATTCTGAAAGCCTCGACAGGGAGGCGTTAGGATGAACCTCAGCAACGGAGAAAAGAGAATGTTTGCTGTGATTGGTTTTTGCTTTTTTAGTTGGTTCTTTGGATCGAATCCAAAGCCCGATCCAACTCAGTGCGACATTCCATCGAGCGACTTGATTCAGCAGGTCGCAACTGTTCGAGAATCTCTAACGGTTCAACCGCAAGCCATCGAAGATCCTAAACCGGTACCAAGCCCAAGCGACAAGCACGAAAAGACGAAACGCGAAATACTGATTTTTGTCTCTGCGAATTGCCCCCCATGCGAGAAGTGGAAGCGGTGCGAAATGCAGAAGTTCCTGGACGCTGGATGGCAAGTCGGTATTGTTGAAGATCATCCGTTTCCGGTCACTCCAAGGTTTGAGGTCTCCAAGGGATCGGAGCGTAAGGATCACGTTGGTTACTTGACTTTTGAACAGGCGAAGGGGTTAGTAAAGTGACTCAAGATTCTTTGGTTGTGATAATCGGCATGGCTGTTTGCGGTGCTCTAACATCGGCCAATGTTTACCAATACCTTCAATTCGTCGAAGAAAAGCGAGCGACTCGGGCAGACTTGCAAGAATGCCGAAGCGATCGCGAAAAACTTTGGGCGATGATTTCAGAGCTAAAGACAGAAATCGGAAGATTAATGAGGGGCGGCGAATGATCGATTGGCTCCTGTTTATCATCCTGTCATTCCTCGCGGCTGACTTCGTTGCCGGTGTTTTCCACTGGTGGGAGGATAGCTATCTCGACCAAGACACTCCTATTTTTGGCAGGCTCATCGGTGGGCCAAACCAGTTACACCATTCAGATCAGTATGCATTCTTGAAGGGCTCTTATTGGTATCGCAATTACACAACGATTATCCCGTCGATGTTGGCTTGTGGCGCATGCCTTTGCTTTGATGCGACGCAAGACGCATGGCTTACGTTTCTATTTCTGTCGCAAGCAAATCAGATTCATGCTTGGGGGCACTCAAAGGGAAAGAATGGCTGGCTAGTATCGACGGCTCAACAATGTGGCATCCTGCAATCGTGCAAGCATCATGCGGAGCATCATCGAAGCCCCTATCACATTCGATATTGCGTTATGTCTCCGATCCTTAATCCGATCCTTGATGTGATCGGTTTTTGGCGGTACATCGAGTATGTTGTTTTCGTCACAACCAGAATTGAGGCGCGAGCGTGAATTACGAACCATTGATTGAAGAACTTAAAAAACCTCAATACCAAGGCGCAAGCGACCAAGCGGCAGCGGACTTGATAAACGTGCGGACGGTCACGGTCAAGCGATTGGTTCCAGTGGTCGAAGTTAAAAAGTGGTCGCTTGAGGAGTCGTTATACGCCTCGGTCAAACTTGGCCGGGAATCGTCTGACGAACAGATAAAAAAGCTTTGCATCTCGATTGTTGGATGGATAGAGGACGCGAGCGGAAACGTGTTCAACGCAGACCTCAGCAGTCAGACGGCAATCGACATGATGCACGGTCTGGTATCGTTCGGCATTGCGACTCAAGCCCAAATCGAGCGGCTCAAGTCGCTACAGTGGAAGACAATAAAGTGGACGGAATCGGTAGGATGGTCGCATGTTGAGCCCGGTCACGTTCAGTCAGCAAGGAGCATGATTCAAAATGGCGTTGCCTGATAGTTTTAAGGTTTCACAAGGTACGGCGATTATTTGGGGTGAGGCTGGTGCAAGCGGTGTTACTCACACGCTGTCTTTTGATGGTCTAGCCAATGGGTCAGCGATTCAAGGATCATCGGCTGATCTTGGCTCTGATTGGGATCGCGATTACGCGGTCTATTTGATTGTTGAGACCGGTACAGCTCCCACGGCTGGAAATACAGTCGATCTTTACCTTATCAACTCCCGCGACGGA